TGAATTTATACCGGTTGATAATGAGCTGTTGCAGATTATCGAGGTTGAGTGTATGTTATTGGCTACCATTGCGGATATATGCGATGCTGAATATCGGACTTATGATCAAGAGATTGAGGACATGAATGTAATAAAGGGGAATGCTTACAAGGTCATATTTGCGGCCCAAAAGAAACTATTAAAATTCATCAAAGACTATGAACAAGGGAATTCCGATAATTCGAAAGTTTGAAGGGTTAAAACTTCGCGCCTATTTATGTCCGGCTGGTGTGTGGACAATTGGTTATGGTAATACATTTTATGAGAATGGTAGTAAAGTACAGGAAGGCGAAAAGATAACATTAGATCGTGCGGATAAATTATTATTCTTTGTAGTTACAAAGTTTGAGGCAGAAGTTAAAAAACTTGTTAAATCTTCCATTAATGACAATCAGTTAGGTGCGCTCACTTCCTTTGCATTTAATGTAGGTGCCGGCAATTTGGCTAAAAGTACACTACTTAAAAAGATCAATGCTAATCCAAACGATGCGACTATCCGGGATGAGTTTATGAGATGGACAAAGGCAGGCGGCAAAGTGCTGAATGGTTTGGTTACAAGGCGAAAGGCAGAAGCTGACCTTTACTTTTCATAAAGTTTACTTTTTGACTTATATCGTTATTATATGTGCCAATTTACACCTAATCGGGTACTGAATAGCTTATTCAATTTTACATCGTACCCTATCGGGTGTAGATATAAAATGACCCGGAATTAAGATTCGAACTTAATACAACTTACTGATTTTACAGGCGAGCTACGTTTGCTCTCGTTGCTGGCTTCCATATGCCTTCCGGGTTATTGCCGTCCCCCTTTAAATCATAATGACATACTAACCGTTAAAATGATTAAGACGGCAATGAGTTTAAAATCCTATTTCATCTCTTTGTATATCAGCCATACTTTTAAATAGCTGAATCTCATTTTTAAAGTCCAGATCACAGGTCATAAGCGATCCATTCCGCTGCTTCATTATCCTTATCCTCCGCTTACCTTCATAACTTTGATCATTAGCCAACTCGGCATCATTAGCTCCCCAAAGCATAAGGATCAGGTCGGCATCCTGTTCAATGGCACCTGATTCCCGTAACGCTGATATTGGCGGTGGAACGTCCCATGTGCTATTTTTTACACCATCCCGGCTGAGCTGTGATAGGGCAACTATTGGTATTTCAAGTTCTTGAGCAAGGTTTTTAAGCTCCCGGCTAATGGTCGCAATCTCTTGCTCGCGATTGTTTTTGCTTTCACCATGCATGAGCTGAAGGTAATCAATAACGATCAGGCCGATATTATGTTTCTTTTTTAGCCGGCGTGCCTTTGCTTTTAGCGATCGTAAATTTACAGCATTAGCGTCATCAAAGAATATATTGTACCGGCTCAGGTTGTTGGCGGCTTCTGTTAGCTTTTTATATTCAAAGTCCATCAAGCTGCCGGTCTGCAATTTATTAAGAAAAACGTCCGATTGCGCTGCAAGCATTCTAAGGGCCAAATAAGGCGCTTTCATTTCAAGTGACCATACACCCACACCTGCGCCATTGAGGGCCGCATTTCGCACCAAATTAAGCGCAAACGCTGTTTTGCCTACGGATGGGCGCGCCGCCACGATAATCAGGTCACCGGGTTGCCATCCTCTTGTACTTTTGTCGAGGTCTGAGAAACCTGATCGGATGCCGGTTATATGGCTTCCCGATGCTTTCCATTGATCTATCTTTTGTAAAGTGTTAACCAAAACATTGGAAATGTGTAAAACATCGGAGGTGTTGTTGTTTGATAAGGTCATTATCTGCTTTTCGGCAAGGTCGATCAGTTCAAAGCAGTCTGTTTCCGGATCAAGAGCTTTGACGGTTATTTCGGTAGATACTGATATCAGCTTGCGGAGGGTGTACTTTTCATGAACGAGCCGGGCATGGTTAAGGATGTTTGCAGATGATACGATAGCATTGGTGAGCTTTACCAGTTCGTATGGTCCGCCGATTTCATCGAGGTGGCCGGCTTGTTTTAGTTCTTCTGTAACTGTCACGAGGTCGATTGGTTGATGTTTCTTTTGTAGGTTAAGTATGGATGTAAATATCTTTTGGTGAGCGGTGACATAAAAGCTATCCGGGGTTAGTAGTTCGGTCACTTTGTCGATAGCATTTGATTCGATTAGTATCGCTCCAAGTATAGCTATTTCAGCATCCTTTGCCTGTGGCTGTAATCCTTTCATGGTTTTAGGTTTTGGGTTTCAAAGATATGGATTGCTTTAAATATCTGAAAAACTACCTGTGGAACTATGGCGTTGCCTCCTGCTTTGATTGATTCTCTTCTAATTTTAGAAAAGGTTTTATTGTCCAATCCTCCGGGAAACCCATTATTTCGCAATAAAACATAGGGTTGATTTGGCCAATTATTCCAGTTAGTTTTCTTATTCTCCCTGGTATGCTTTCTATTTCCATTTTGTATGTTTCCCCCCTTATTTTCTTCAATTCTTGTGCTTGTGGGCCTTGTGTATCTCTTGCACAAGGAGTGGGCCACAAACCAGATTCTATCCCTTCTATGTGGAGCATTAACGGCCGCAGCTGGAAGTACATACGGTTGGACTTCGTACCCTTCAGCTTCCAAATCAGCTTGCACCTCTTCGAATACCATCCCTCCATTCCAATTAACAAGGCCGAGAACGTTTTCGCCCACGATCCAACGCGGCTGAATTTCTCGTATTGCTCTAAGCATTTCGGGCCACAAATGGCGCTCATCTTCTTTTCCGAGCCGTTTTCCTGCTGCTGAGTATGGCTGGCAGGGGAAGCCTCCTGTGAGGATGTCAATTGATCCTCTGTGAATAGTGAAGTCTGTTTTTGTAATGTCATTGTAACTAATTGAATTAGGCCAATAATGTTTTAATACTTTTTGTCCGAAAGGATTCCATTCGCAATGAAATACGTTTTCCCATCCCATCCACTCTGCTGCAAGGTCAAAACCTCCGATACCTGAAAATAGTGATCCGTGCTTCATTGTCATTTATTTAGCTGTTCAAATCTTTCCCTTTCGCGCTGCCATTTAGCTCTATTGGCCGCCGCTATTTTCTCATGTTCATCTAACTTTGGTTTGTTTTCATCTTTAAACCATACCATCCGCATTTTCTGTTTCCAGTTAGCTACCTGATTGCCTTTACTATCTTTCCAGTCTCCATCATTGTAATAGTTCCATGCCTTATCCGCGTTAGTATATCCATTCGTTTCAAAAAATGCAACAACCTCTTCCAAAGATGGCGGTGTAAACTTTTCTTTTTTTGGTTTGCCCTTATTATTTTCATCTTTATTTATATCTTCATTTTCATTTTCATTTTCATTTTCCATATGTTTAACATATGTAGAAGATATGTTTTTCTTATGTTTGTTCAATTTATTAAGACGTCTTGATTCAGAATACTTTGATCTTTTAATAGCTTCTTCCCTTAACCTAACATTATAAAATTTACCATCTTCGGTTTTAACAAACTTACTTAATATATCTTCATCATCACATTTACATATGATTTTCATATCTTTTTCAGTTAGTTCATGTTTTTGGTGTTGCAAACATAATAGGCGGATATACCTACCTACCTGCTCATCTGTCATAGTTAACGTACCTGTTAAAAAGTCGCTGGTGTAAAATAAAAATGCTGGATCTTTTGCCATAAAAAGATTAACCCCTCCGGATTAAAGGCAGTCGCAGATGCCAGTAACCCATTGGGGCAAAAAGTTAAAAATGACGCTGCGACACATCAGTACCAAAATTAAGCTTTTGCTTTCATTTTAACAACTTTTTTTTCAATTGTAATGTCAGCAACTGCATCTTTCATGGCCTTAATACCTTTCGCATTGATACGATTAGAAACTAACCGATACTCAAACCATTCGCAATGGCTGCCATATTTGGTCTTACCTTCCATCTTAGTTCTGGTTAATACGACATTGAAAGGCTTTTCAATGAGCCGAATAGCTTCCCGGCTGACATTACTAATCCCAAAATGCCTATAAGCGTTCATGATCGACAGCTTTCCGCCGGCCAATAAATACTGAGCGAGTGCAATTTTACGTGTCATTTGATTTGGTTTTGTTTGTTAAAATATTCGTCTATTACTGATTTTATGTGGTCAAACCCACAGCCAAAGATAGCAGCATATCCAATCCGTTTCAATTCCTCCAAAGATTTTAACTGCTCCTGTACGTGTTTATCATTTT